CCAATATTTACAAGCAAATATTCAGAAGATGAATATAACTCATTCTACGAGTCAACCATTGAGCCTCTTGCTATTCAATTAAGCGAGGCTTTTTCTTTAGGCTTATTAACAGATAAACAACTAGAACGAGGAGAACAAATAATCTTTTATAGTGAGAGATTACAGTATGCTTCATGGAATACAAAAGTAACGGCTATTGAAAAGCTCATGAGTCTAGGAATTATGTCTTTAAATGAATCAAGAGCACTGTTAGGATTAGAGCCTATTGAAGGTGGAAATAAACGACTTCAATCATTAAACTTTGTTGATGCAGACAAAGCAAATCTATATCAAGTAGGAAAACAGGAGGAATCAGATAATGAAGATAACAGTTAATGGAAAAATATCAGAAGAAGCGTTAAAGGTTGTTTTAGAAACACAGAAAAAGAAAGTCGGTATTATTGATGACTATTGTAAGAAAGAAAAATTAGGGACCCTTATTTATAAAGACTCAGAGCTTGAATATGAGTATCAAAAAGAAGTAAAACAACCTAAACCCAAGAAAGTAGAGGTAAGAAGTAATGCTAAGGGAAACTAGACTAGCAGATGTAACTTTAGAAGAATCAGATGGAAAGATGATTCTTGAAGGATACGCTATTGTATTTAATAATGAAACTCTTATTGGTGATGAGGAATATGGATTTATTGAAGAGGTAGATTCAAGAGCATTATCAGAAACTAAAATGAAGGATGTTCCTATGAAATATAATCATATGGACTCCTTTTTAATTATAGCTAGAACCAAGAATAAATCACTGACCTTAACAGTCGATAATATAGGACTTAAATTACGTGCAGAACTATTAGATACGAATACTAATCAAGATATCTATAAAATGGTAAGAAGTGGACTGTTAGATAAGATGAGCTTTGCTTTTACAGTAGATGAACAAGTATGGAACCGTGAAGGCAAGGTTCCAAAAAGAACTATCACAAAGATAGAACGATTGTATGATGTGTCGGTTGTGGATACTCCGGCATATGATGCAACTAGTATATACGCTCGTTCTTTAGAGTCCATGGAGTTGGAACTAAAGGCTATGGATTTAGCAGAGCAAGACGAACAATCAAAAATAATAAAAAAACGCATCAAAATTAAATCACAAATCTAAAGAGGAGAAAAGATGAACTTAGAACTTAGAAGAAAAGAAATCGAATCAAGACTAACAGAAATTAGAAGTATTGTTGATAATGAAACTGATCTAGAAAAACTAGAAACAATGGAATCTGAAACAACAACTCTTCAAGAAGAAAGAATTATGATTGATAAGAAAATGTCAATTGCTTCAAAAACAGAAATCAAACCAATCATTATTGATAATCGCACTCAAATTGACAAAGAAAAATTAGAGTTAAGAGGACAACAATTAAGAGAAAAACGTGTTATTCAAGTATCAAGTGAAGAAATCTTGTTACCTGAACATACCGCATCTAAGGTAGCACCGGTTCCATTTGCTCAAGTATCAAGCTTGGTTAATCTTGTAAATGTAATCAATCTTAATGGTGGTGAAACCTACAAGAAATCATTTGTGAAATCAAACGGTATTGCGGGAACTACACTTGAAGGAGAACTTTACACTGAAGCTGAACCTGCATTTGGATACCTGACAATTTCAAAAGTTAAGTTAACTGTATATACAGAAATAACTGAAGAGCTTGAGAAACTTCCATCTATTCCATATCAAGCGGAAGTATTACGTAACATTCATATGTCTTTAAAGAAAAAAATATCACAACAAATCTTATTAGGTGCTGGAAGTACAAACACATTCACAGGAATTTTTAGTGAGAATGCGGTTGCTCTTGCTGATAAAGCTCCAATTGAGATTGAAGCAATCACCGATACAACTTTGGATGATATCATATTTTCATATGGTGGAGATGAAGAAGTTGAAGGTGGAGCAGTTTTAATCTTAAATAAAGCAGATTTACGTGCTTTTGCTGGTTTAAGAACATCAGATGGAAGGAAAGTACATTCAATCGATACTATCAATAGAACAATAGATGGTATCCCTTATGTAATCAATGGTAATTGTAGTGCATTAAGTAATGTAGCAACTGCAGCAAATTCATACTGTATTGCATATGGGTCATTAAAGAATTATGAAGTACCAGTTTTTTCACCAGTTGAGATAAGCAAATCAACAGACTACAAATTTAAAGACGGTATCATCAGCTTTAAAGCATCTTTATTCACGGGTGGTAACGTAGTTGGATATAACGGATTTTTAAGAATCAAAAAGAAAGCTGTAGTATAGTAGCTAACGCTGATTAACAAAAATAAGAAAGGATCGATTTCATGGCTATTTTAGATATTGTAAAAAAAGCACTACTCATCCCCCTATCAGAATCATTTGCTGATGACGAGTTGAACACTCACATTAGTAGTTGTAAGTCTTATCTTGAAAGTTGTGGGATTGATCCTTCTTATATAAATGATGAATCAAATCCAATGGTTAGTACAATAATTATTATCTTCGTGAAGACATTTTTTGGCTTTAAGAATGATGGGAGTGCAAAAGAACTACCAAAGACATTTGATATGTTGGTAGGACAGATTGCACTGACACAAGGAGTTTCAGAAAATGTATCCTAATTCACCAAACATAAGATTACAACTGCTAACCATGGATATGGTTCAGAATTCTATTGGTAGTTCAGTGTATCAATTACAAAGTTCAAAAGAAGTGATTGGAATCAACTTTAGTCTTACATCAAGAGAGTATTATGAGAGCAAACGTTCTGATACAAAGATTGACGTAGCAGTAAAAGTTCAAAGTTTCTTATATGACAATAGCAAGTACGTTGAAATTGCAGATGAAATTTATAAGGTTGAACGCACATTTCAAATTGGACAATTCATAGAGTTATATTTGAGTAAAACAAAAATTAGAAAGAGTGATATTGTTGGTTACACTTGATGACTTGGGAGTAGCTATTGAAAACATGATAGATGAATATGCTGAAGAGATAGTTATGAAACTTGAAAAAAGATTAGATCAAACTGCACAGGAAATTGTGACATATATAAGCGCTCATGCTCCAAGAAGTGGTGGGACTAAATCGTTCGCAGATTCATTTGTTGCTACACCACAAGGTAATGGCATAAACAAAACAGTGGCAATATACTCAAACACAAAGGGAAAACTAACACATTTGCTTGAATTCGGTTTCACTCATCGAAGCGGTAAATACGTTGGACCCAGACCATTTATGAGACCTGCATATGACTTATTAACACCGAAGATGTTAGAAGACATCAAATCGATTATTGAAAAGGGTGATGCCTAATGCAAGAAAAATTAGAGGATCTATATCAGGTATTGGAATCAGTTTTGCCTGGACAAGTGTTCTATGGAACCAAGAGTAGTATTAATCAAAGTGCTGATTACATTATTTATCAAGAAATCAGTAATAGAGGAAAGACATACGCTGACGATAAGGTTCAAGCAAGAGAAGCAACTATTCAAATTAATGTGGTAACAGAAAAGAAAAATCTCAAATTAGAAGAAAGATTCGAGTTGTATTTAGGTTTAAGTAACTATGAATTTCAGATGCTATCTGAGTTTGTAAATGAAGATGGCTCTACTAATAGAGTCTATGAAATAAAATTGGAGGTATTTTAAATGAGTAATAAAGTAACATTTGGGTTAACAAACGTACACTATGCAGTTGCTACTCAAGCAGAAGATGGAAGTTGGACCTTTGAAATTCCTAAAAGGCTAGAAGGTGCGCAAGAAATTACAACTGAAGCAATTGGTGGTAGCACACAAGTATATGCTGATGATAAAGTAATAGCAACATTAGTTTCTAATTCAGGAGCTAGTGTGACATTGAAATTTACTGAGATTGATGATATATTCAAAAAAGACATCTTTGGTGTTTTGGAGGATACAAATGGAAATCTTGTAGAAGTAGTAAATAGCGAAACAAAGACATTTGCGTTAGGTTATGAAATCCAGGGAGACATAAAAGCAAGACGTATCTGGTATTTCTTATGTACGGCTACACCTTCAGGTGATGCGAGTAAATCTAAAGCTGATTCCATTGAAGCTAATTCAATCACATTGAATATTACAGCTAGACCTATTGAATCGGGAGACAATCTAATCTTAAGATTAATAGCAGGGTTGGGAGACACAAACTATACTGCGTTTCTAACAACAGCACCAGCTTTACCGACATTTATTTAAGGAGATAACTGATTATGGAAAAAACACTTAAACTTGGTGATAAGGACTACCGCCTTCATTCATCATTATTTACGATTATTGATTATCGCAATGTATTCTCAACAGAATTATTTAGTGATATTAAGAAACTAGAGAAATCAAATATCAAAAAAGAAGACGATTTATCAACTGTAATTGACACCATCTTCCGAATTATATATGTACTACATCGCCCTTTCAGTAAGCAATCTTACAATGATTTTCTGATGTCTTTGGATTTTGGGATACTGAGTAACCAAGACGAACTACAGAATCTAACGAATACGATAGGTGAAATGCTTGGTACCTTTCAAAAAGGATCAACACCCAGTTCCTCAACAAGGAAATAATGATAACGAAAATGTAACAGCGAATATTATATTTAACTTAGCTCATCTAGGGATTTCTATCGAAGATACAAAAACATTTGACTTGAATACCTATTTTGAGATTGTAGAACTTGAGATGAATATAACCAACGGAAATCAAACTTTCAAAAGAGCTACACAAAAAGATATAGATAGATTTTTATTATAGGTTGTCAATTTCTTCCCTAATTTGATACAATATAAAAAAGGGGAGGCGTTGTAATGAGTAAAATTTTCTTTCCATATATCTACCATGGAAGCATTGCACACAAATATTACATTCGTTTTGATTTCAGAATGAGTTTAACTGAACCACCAAAAAAGTTTAGCACTATATTTTCAACTGGAATTAGAGAAGAATATGACAAAGAATTTGAAATGGCATATATTCATTTGTTAGATCAACTTTTATTATATGATGTGTGTATGATTCCTGTAGAAGATGTAGTTTATCTTATGGGTACCATTGGATACGAATACACCATGAAAATTGTAAATTCAGGTGGAGTCCATTTATACGATGCATTATCAAATCGAATTGGTATGTACTTTGGTCCATTCAATCAACCTATGATGTTTGCTGGCAAATCTCCTGAAAATGAGCAAAAATTATATGCTCGCCTTGAAAGCATGATAAAGCCTTTAAGGTATAAATTGTACATTAAAGAGGAATGGAAGCCAAGCATTATTGAACTGTTTAAAAGTGCATACTTTATAAATGACATATTTGGGTTATTTAAGGATACTGAATCTGAAACTTTATATGAATATGGAAAAGATGATGTAAAGAAAATTCTCAATCTGTCTCCAAAAGTAGAATCAAAGAACGTTGAGGAACAACAGGTTAAAGCGAATAGATTACTCCATTTTCAATATTATAAACGAATAAGTGAGTTGTTGAAGTGCAATTATATGTACATTCCGGTTGAATTGGAAAGCTTATACGAGTATTATGCAGATTCTACAGTAGCAAACAAAGATAATTTGAAGGATATTTTTGCTCAAATAACAAAACTTGAAAGAATTCCAGATATTCCTAAATTAATTGATGAAGGTATTTTGACCATTGATGATATTTTAGATATACGAAAATCTAAAGCTTCAAAGAATTTTAGAAAATGGATTGATAAGTTAAACCAGGCCGCGGGGTCAAAACATAGTTCAGAGTTGTATGCTCAACTTTACCATGAAGCATGCATGTCCAATAACAAGTTTAAAACTGCTTACAATTCAAAAGAAGGTAGTGCAGTAAGGACAATTGGATTACTTGCAATTAGTTCTGTAAATCCGGCTTTAGGAATTGGAGTAACAGTATTTGATTATCTTGTAAGTAACGGATTGAATGATTTTAATCCAAGCGATTATACAAGAGAAAAATTAAAAAAAATTATTAACACAAAAAGTAATTAACACAAATTTTTTTGACAAATGATACCTTTGATATATATAATATAAAATAGGAGGTGTTTTTCATGGAAATAAACAAGGATAATGCTCAGAGACTTTGGCGAGAAAGATATGGAAACAAAAACGATATTGTGGATTTTGCTGGAAGAAACATAAATTTTGATGATTATGGTACACAAAAAGTTATGTACAAAGGTAAGGATGGTAAGATGAGAGATTATGGTTGGAATATTCATCACATCTTTCCTGGTGGAAGTGATAACAAGGAAAATCTTGAAATTGTGCATTGGGAGACAAACTCTGATGCATTGGACAAACCAGTCTATACAATACTTGGAGTAACCTACCGTATAAAAAAATTGAGTACTGGGTGGTATGGAATTTTCAGAGATTCTGATAGTAAAAGAGTTGATTTTACTACGACGAATAATTAAACACGCAATAAAGATGCTTTTTTCATAAAATGCAGGATATATTTATTTCATTTAATGATATAATATTGTATACATGGAACTTAACAAATATATAAATTTGAAACCTAAACAAAAAAGATTGACAATTATTGACATTTTATGACGTTGTGTTATAATATTAATGTAACCGCAAGTAACGGGTAGAATATTACTTATTTGAATGTTTGTCTTCCGAAAATGACGGAGACGCAAAAGATAGAATATCATTTATGTGGATGTAAAACCGTGAGTAACGGTTAGAATATTACTCGTTCGAGTGATTAGCCTTCGTTGAAGGCTTTTCTTTTAGAAAGGTTATTCATATGAAAATCGTAGCTATATCTGACCAATTGTTTAGCAAATGCACAAGACCAAATGAGTTACTTGATAATACAAATAGAAGGCCATATGTTGTAATTTTGAAGTTAGAGTATAAAAGTGAAAAGTATGACTTTGCAATACCATTTAGATCAAATATATCCGGTTCTGTAGGACAAGATTTGTATTTTCCTTTACCCCCAACAAGCAAGACGAAAACCGGAAATAAAGCAGGGTTACATTTAGTTAAAATGTTTCCAGTGGATAAACAGTATTTTGAAAAGTTTCATATCGCTTCTGGATCATCTTACGAATTAAACTCTAAAATAATTCACAAAAAGGTGAAGGAATTAGTCTTAAAATGCCAAACATATTTAACTAGGGTCGAAGCAGGAGCCCTTATTAGCTTTAGAGTTGATATTGATCAAATAATCACTGATTTAAATTTATAGAAATTCAAAATACCGCACATCAAAAAATGATGTGCTTTTCTTTTGGAAGGAAGGTGAGTGTTCATGGCAGAAACAGTAAAAGGACTTAACATCAAGCTAACCCTTGATGGTAAAGATTTAGAGAATGACCTTAAGGGAATTAAGAAAGATCTCAAAGAGCAGAACAAAGATTTAAAAGCTATTAATACTAACCTTAAATATGATAGTACTAATCTTGACTTATGGAAACAAAAACAATCTAAGCTTAATGATATTCTGGTTCAGACTAAAAAGAAAATTGAAACTCAAAACAAAGAATTGGATAGAGCAAAAAAAGCTGTTCAAATTGGTGATATGAGCCAAGAGGAGTTCAATAAACTAAAAAGAAATATACAGTATTCAGAAGCTGAAGTGTCAAAGCTGAATAGACAACTGGAAAATACTGGCAGTAAGATAAAACAAATAAGTAATGCTAATTTTGAAAAAATTGGTAAACTTGGTTCAACATTAACAAAAAGTGTAACGGTTCCTATTTTAGGAGCCGTTGCTGCTTTAACGGCATTCTCTATCAAGACTGCATACACTGCTGATGAGATTGGAGACACTGCACAAAAATTAGGATTGTCAGCGGAACAATTTCAGGAATGGAATCATGTAGCAACTATTATGGGAACTTCAACTGAATCAATGTCAAAAGCCTTTATGAAAGTGAATGGTATTCTTGGAGATATAGCTACAGGAAATGGTGATAAGGTTGCTGACAGTTTGGCATTAATTGGATTAACTGTTGATGACTTGAAAGGAAAAAACGCAGATGAAGCATTTGAGTTGATTCGTAATGCTTTAGGTGAAGTAGCAGATGAATCTGTTCGCGTTGGTGTAGCCAATGAATTCTTTGGTGAAAAAATTGGAACTGAAGTATTACCAATACTATCTAGTGAAGCGGAGGCAATTAGTGGTTTAAGAGACGAAACTAGAGAATTAGGGATTGTAACGAATGAACAAGCTGAACAAGCAGGAGAGTTTACCGATGCTTTAGACAGAACAAAACAAGCAGTATCAAGTTTAGGCGTAGATTTAGCGAGTACTCTATTACCAGTTATTCAAGAGTTAATCATTAAGATAAGAGACAATATCATTCCTACTATTAAAGACTGGATTGCGAAGTGGAATAATATGGACTCAGGAACAAAGAAAATGATAGCGACTTTGACTGGTCTGGTTGCTGCCATTGGACCAGTTTTATTAATTGTTGGAAAGGTTGGTCCTTTACTAAATATTGCATCTTTTGCGCTGAAAGGCATTGGGACATCTGGTATTTTTGCAGGAGCAGGAATTAACGCAGCTACACTTGGTATTGGAGCATTAATCGCAATTCTAGCAATGGCATTGTTTCAGAGTGAAGAGTTTAAAGCTTTACTAGGTAGATTAATGGAAACATTTATGCAGTTGCTTCCTCCTATACTTGCGATTGTTGATAGTTTGATGACAGCACTACAACCTATCTTAGATGTAATTATCGATTTAGTAGTTATGTTAGTTAATTTATTGGTGCCTATCTTAGATGTTATCTTGATGCCACTAATTACTCAAATTCAAGTATTCGCAGAAATCTTAGGGGCATTAGCACCTTTAATTACCCTTGTAGGTGAAGTGTTAAACGCTATCTTAGTTCCTGCCATTAAAGTTCTAAAAACAGTCCTTGATCCGGTACTTAAAGTGGTTCAAAGTATTGTTGAATTCATACAGAAGATATTTGAATGGATAGGCGAGCTTCCTTCTAAAATTGGAGACTTTGGAGGAAAGATTAAAGACACTTTTTCAAATGTGACAGATGGTATTTCTAATATTGCATCTAAAGTAACAGATGGTATTAGTGATTTTGCTTCGAATGCTGCAGATAAAGTCGGTGGATTCTTTGGTGGAGTAGGAGATTTCTTTGCTAGTACATTTAACCTTAAAGGGTCAAGCACTGTTAACAATACAAATTCTAACTCATCTAATTCAAACACGAATAACATTACAATCAATACAACATCACCAACCTTCGATATAGATTCCATAAATAAGGCATTAGGAGGTAATGTGATTTGATCAGACAATTTTATTTAGAAAATGAATATGGTGATATCTACTATTTCAATCATAAAAACCAGACCATTATTTCTCAAGTGAGTGGTCTTGGTTTTTCTCTTGATATGAAGTATTTAGAATATAGCCGTTTTTATTCTCGTTCAGAATATAACATCCCCTTATCTGAAATCACTGAGACATTAATATTTTTAAGAGGTTATGAAGGGTATAAAGCATTTGTAGATTTTATTAGCAAGAGTAACAAGGAGTATAAATTATACTATGAGAACAATGCATTCAAAGCATACTGTTATGCAGACATTGCGAGCCTTTCGAAAGCGGAACTGGTAGCTAGTACTATTCAAAGCGATATCTTATTTAAGAAATTATCTTTATGGTTGAAAGAAAAAACATATGAAATAATTGCAAATGGGTCATCGAGTGGGAAAGTATATACATATAGTTATCCATACTATTATTCGGGTTCATATGAAGGAAAAGTATTTATTAGAAATGAAGGATTAAAAGAAGCACCTATTATCGTTGAGATGATTGGAAGTGTTGTTGATCCTGAAGTTTTGATTAAGAAAAATGGAGAAGTAATATCTACTCTAAGACTATACTTAACTGCTGAAAATACAACAATAACCATCAACTCTATACCCAGTAAACAAGAAATGACAATGGATGGATCCGGATTGATTATTGACATATATGGGCTTCAAGACTTCGAAGAGGATAATTTTATCTTTTTAGACCATGGAGACTATGAACTTGAATTTAAACCAGGGGTTGCAACTGAATCGATATGTCGAGTTACTGTAATTGAAGGATATTTAGGGATATAGAAAATGAAACTACTATTCTTAGATAGAAGCACACTGCAGTATAAAGACAATGCATATGTCAGTAATCAGTTTGAACTTGCTTTAGATATGGTTCTCATAAAAAGATCAACATTCAAAGTAAATAAGACAAATATCAATTGCACCATTGGTGATATCGTAGTTCTAAAAAGTGATGTTTATTCCTATATCGGAATTTTAGAAAGCATAGAGTTAAATGATGATTTTACTACTAACATAAAGTCTCTCGATTTTAGAGAGATTTTTAATTTGGATATACCGGCTGAAAGTTTTACTGGTGACTTAGCAGATTATTTATATCAAATTATTACTGACTATTTCAAAAACAACTCTGATAATAAGCAAAACTTGAACTATCTAACAATTAGTAAAGAAACGAGTGTAAGTGGAAGTTTAAGTTTTGATTCAGATAAAATCATCAATATGTCAAAAATATTTGAACTTGTATCAAAAGGATACGGTATCAGTTTTCAAACCCAAGTAACATATCTTAGAGGAAGAATAACAAGTATAATCTTTCACATTGTAAGTGTGAAAGAAGGGATGATAATCAAGAGTAATTTTTCATCTATTTTGAATATTGAAACTAATGATTCAACGAGTCAACTTATCAATAAAGTATTGTTTTATCCAAGAAGCGACAATCAAATCTACAATACAATTAAAACATATTATTTATTAACTAGTGGAGAAATCACAGAAGATTGTTCGTCGGAAAATAGATACACAAGTGTTATGGTAAAAAGCCATATCTATACGGATAATGATTATGAAACGTTAGAAACAAAAGCGAGAAGCGAAATGGTAACTTCAAAACTCGATCATAATATTACATTTACCTTAGATATGAATAATAAGGTATTCATTCCATTCTCTAATATCTATCTTGGTGATTATGTATCATTTATTCATAAAGGGAAAACTTATGAATCAGTTGTAACTGGAATCACATTCAAAGATTCACTGAATTATGCACTTATAATATTAGGAGAATATCGCGTGAAGCTAACGGAAAAAATACAACTACTAAGTAAAAATACAAGTAGTGGTTCAACGAGTAATATCACAATAACCAATACAGACATTGATGGAGGTGAATTCTGATGGGGTTACAAAAAGTAACATTTGAAGGTGGAAATGTAACATCAAAGATAGATTCAGATTTATATCACTTTCTATTTTCAAGTGATGTTGGAATATTAAAAGGACTAAAAAACGAGTGCAATTTTACACTAGCAAATAACACGATTACATTTAGTGAGGGTTATGTTTCGGTGTACGGACGAATTATCTATATAGAAAACCAAACAACTATAGGAGTTACACCAGATTCAAGCAAATATGGATATGTAGTTTTAGGAGTAAATACATCAGACAATACAGTAAGTCTATATTTGAAGGAACAAACAGGAGGTTATCCTCCTTTAACTACTACAAATCTACTAACAACAGATGGATTATATGAACTTGTATTTTGTGCATACATAAAAACAACGACATCTGTAAATATATCTAGTTATTCAAGAAAACTAATCAGTAATGATAAAACTAAAGTGGAAGCACTAGATGACGAAATATTTAACCATTACTTACCAATGAGAAAGTCATTAACACTTGTTACGCCTGGAACCTATCGTTTTTCAGGAACAAGCTCAGTTGAGTTAAGGGACTCTATTTTGTTTGTAACGATTAACAATTCAACGGTTGTTACTTTTCCTGGAGAAGCGATGTTTATATTTATTGGATCAAACACATCCATTTCTTATCGATATGGTAGTGGTGATTATTCACTGAGTGTGGTATATGAAAATGGAATAGTGACATTAACGTGTGGAAACACAATGCATAATATAACAAGTGTATTTATGAAGAAATAAGGAGGAAAATTTATGGCTACAATTCAAATAAAAAGAAGAACAACTGCAGGAACTGGTCCGTTAGTCGGTTCTGTAGGAACGGTAAAAGCTGGAGAACCACAAGTTGATTTTAATGGGGAACATTTATATATTGCAAAAGCAAATAAAGTTGCTAGTGTATCGGTCCCGCTTGCGGAATTAGATTATCTAAAGATACCTGGAGTTGATAAAGTTGATGATCAAATCAACACTAAAATTTCTGCACTAAATCTAGGTACAGCGTCAACTAAAAATACTGGAACAGGGAATGGGAATGTGCCTATCCTAGATTCTAATGGAAAACTAGCGGATAGTGTTGTGCCTAAAATTGCTATGACGAATACTTATGTAGTATCTAGTCAAACTGCTATGCTTGCCTTATCCAATGCACAAGAAGGTGACGTTGCCGTTAGAACCGATTTAAACAAGTCCTATATATTAAAAGCGGTACCTTATTCAACGCTTGCGAACTGGCAAGAACTCTTAACACCAACCGATGCAGTAACAAGTGTTAATGGTTCTACTGGTGTGGTTACGATTTCTTTAGCTGGTTTAGGTGGAGTACCATCATCAACTTACAATTCTCACGTTTCATCAAGTCTACATCTAACAACCTTACAGCGTACGATTATAGATAATGTTAGGAATGCACAAATTGCAAGTGCATTTGGTATAAGTCTAGCTACCTCAGATACAGATTATTCAAACTCTGTAATAACAAATGGACTAAAGTATTTTCCAATTGTTGATTCAAACTATACACCAACAAAAATCATTTATAAACTCGGTATTGATACAAGTAAAGTATTACAACCATCATCTATCATCGATGGTGGAACATATTAATGGCAATTATTAGAGTCAAACGAGGAACAACAACTCCGACAACATCAAACTTGTCATATTTAGGAGAACTTGCGTTTGACTATAGTAATGAAGCTTTGTATGCAAGAGGAGTATCCTCCGTAATTAAAATCGGTGGAGAACTTGAAAAAGTATATTTTTATCAAGGGTATAGTTATAACCATAGTTTGACATATGCGTTTGATCCGAATTACATCTACAAAGTGCATGTGATTGCATCAACCCAAGGAACATTAGCGGATACATCAGATACATATATATATTATCGAACATCCGGGTTGTCAACTTTACGAGGGTCATATTTAAGTCATCACGTAAATACAGAAGATACTATCCACGATGTTAGGCGTGGGAAGAATGCAACTGGACAATATATTGAAGATAGTTATGAGGCTGGGCCAACAATTACAAGTGGGATTACAAAAGTCATTGATTTTGAAATTTCACCAACATTTAAAGCAAATTATCTTGATACTCAACAATGGGTGGCATATGGAAAAAGTATCACAACTCTCGCTGGCCAAGGTGACGGTTCAATTAAAATGGCAGAATTTGCTCATTCAGTGTATGGTGATTTAGGTGCATTATATATCAATCCTGGTATGTCAAGTGGATATCCAGATAGTATTGCAGTAACGATTTATAGAATGAGAAGAAAGTAGGAACTATTATGGCCATAATGAAAGAACTAAGCACTAAATTTGGCATAGGAGCTTCATATCACCGAATAACAGCATTTAATATTAGTTATTCAAATAAGAAAATTACAATATGTGTTGCATCCTATTTATCCAAAGAAGCAAGAGCAAACAAGAGTGAACCAATAGAAGAGATAGACATTTCAATTCCATTCGCGGATTTTTCTTCATTCTTAGATGTGAACCCTATTGAACAAGGATACAATTGGCTGAAACAAAATGTGATCGGGTTTGAAGATGCAGTAGACAACTTTGATGTCTTAGAACCGCTTCTGCCTGAACCAGTTGAGGAGGCAGAACCAAGTGAGTGATTTATATAATATTATTAAAGGAGTGTTTCCAAATACGGAAATACTCCTTATCTATTATGGTGGTTCGATAGCATATGGACTTGATAGTGATTCTAGCGATAAAGATGTAACAGTTGTTCTAGATGGGTTTCGAGGTAATCTACATTTAACTATTGGTGAGTATGACTTGTTTGTATTTGCGAAGGATCGTTTTATTCAGAGACAAACATTCGATGAATCAATTATTGCATATCACAGAGCTGCAGCTGACAACATCATGAGTATAGAAAGAACTTTAATATATATCAATCCATCATTCCAAGAAACACTTGATGAATTACTTATTTATGATGATAAAGAGTTTATGTTGGATCACATTGCAGCTGAACTTGAATATGGTCGAATGCGGTTTGATGTAAATACAAACTTTAAATCACATTATCATGTGTTCCGGATTAGAGGGATGGTAGATCACTACGAGAACACTGGAAAATATGAACTAGTGGTAGAAGAACCTTGGTTCACAAAAATGATGGATTTTAAGGATAACTGGGATAACGAAATAGCAGAAAATTATATAGAAGAGATTAAAGACCAACTAGAATACTTAGAAAAATACAGAAATGAGATGGTGATGAGTGAGTTGGGATAATGTAATAGATATATTCAAAATGCAAAATCTGATTTATTGGGTCGTGACAATGATAGTGGTTATTCTAACAACCATTAAACAGTTCAATAAACAAGATAAGAAAAGTCAAATAAACAATGAAGAGATTTTAACGAACTTACTTAAGATAGATAAGCAGAGTGTCAAGATGTTAAATCTATTAGAGATGCACTCTCAAGACATCAAAACACTAAAAAAGGACGTCAATGTCCTTGAGCACCGTGTATCAAGATTAGAGGATTCACAAGTGAATATTTATAAACGAATCGGAGGGAAAGATAATGACAACACTTGATTTAGTATTAATCGTAATCATCATATTTTTGGTAATACTGTATTTAACTTCCAAATTTAGAGAAGGCAGTAAATTATCAACTGTGATTAAAGAAGTAAAAGAGGATTTAAAACAATCGACTGAAGTAGTAACTGAACTTGTATCAAAGGCAAAGGATATTATCTTTGATGAAACTGTTCAAAAAACAATTAAAGAATTCATCATGATTATTGAGGAAAAGAATCAAATCGCAATAGCAAAAGGCGAAGTGTTTCTTGCAGGAGATGAAAAGAAGCATGCTGTTATTCAACGTCTCAGTGAATGGGTCTCAAATCTTACAGGATCAACTGAACGAGCAATTGGCTTTGTAGAAGACAATCAAAGTAAGATAGAATCCATCATCGATGATTACATCTCTTTTAGTAATAAAATGCACGGAAAATCAACGCTCTCAGCAGCTGAAAAGATTATCGCAGATAAACTTAAGAATCAATCATAAAATGGTTGCTATAAGTGATTTATAACGGTAATATGTGACATAACAAAAAGAGGAGGAATTAGGAATGTTAAACCAGGTAATACTTGTAGGAAGAGTAGAGAAGTTAGATAAGTTAGCAGGGATTGTGTCAATCAAGATTAAAAGAGTAGATGAAACAGAATCGGATTTGATTCCAGTCAGCTTAAGTGATGAGTTAATTGAAAACATTGTTGAATACATCAGTGAAGGTTCAACAATCGGGGTTAAAGCCTCACTTAGGATTGATAATAATTTCTTGAGAATTTGCGCTGAAAAACTTACTTTTATTAATACAAAACAAGAATAGAATACAAATTGTGTTCAAAAAGCCATAGCGGTTGAATCTGCTATGGCTTTTTTTCTATTTTCTTAATAAATGAAATGTGATATACTTTATTTATAATTATACGATTTTACGGGGGTTATCATGGATAATTTTGAAGTTGCGATTAAGGGTGTTGCTATTGCTGCACGGATACTTAACATAAAGACTCCTGATGTGCAGTTTTTAATGACTTAAATTTGACAAAAAGAGGGATTAATTCTATTTTTCTAAAGGATAGATGGATCATTGCATTTAATGAAGCGTGGATTGAATCAGCTAACTATTTAGAAATTCAAATAACTTGTTTTCATGAGACAAGACATGCATTCCAATATTTGGTTGTAAAAGGTGAATATAAAGGAAATGAAAAGATAGATCAACAAACGATTAAACAGTGGAAACAAGACATATCAAATTATGAGCAACCTTCGGGAGTTCTTGAAAACGATGAAGATTACTTAAAACAAGAGATCGAGATAGATGCGATTACTTTTGTTCACTACATCATAAAAGAGATGTACGAGATTCAAACACAAATACCAATTGTAATAAAGACACAAGTATATGAACTGATAAAGAATAGGAAGGAGTTGTATTATGGATAAAACAGAAAAAGAGGGCTTCAGTAAGTTTAATTCAAGAATTTTATCATCCTCACATCTAAATTTTTTCTTTGGTGCTGGTGTGAACGGTAGGGCGGTAAAACAAATGAATGATTTGGAAGAAACTAACGATTTACTAAAAGTTACGCTTGGTAAATCAACAAAAAATTTCGAACGAGATCTGCTTGAACTAGAGGATTCTAAACGAAATGATGTTTTAGTTAAGTTTCAGGAAGAACTAGGGAAAAGTATTGGCGAAGCACAAATAACTCATTTGGACATTCAAGACATTCTAAAAATGTTTACAAACTTTAATGCCCTCATTCTTAACTCGGAAAATAGAACTAAGACAATGAAGCAGGTGAACATTTATACGACGAATTATGATAATATTATAGAAAACGTGCTTAACAATGTTGGATACTTGTGTAATGTAATATCATCAAGTAATATTGATGGAAACGACAAGTTCTTTGAATTGATAGGATATGATTATAGTAGGGATATTTATGTTCCGACATACTTGGTTTCAAAAATCCATGGTGATTTGAAAAACCCTATTTTACCTAGCAAGAACAAATATGATGAAACTTTACAAAGAAAGAGATTTGAAATATTGTTTAGAATGAAGACACAACTCTCTAGAAAAAATTCAATTCTCTTTGTTATTGGATATTCTGGGAATGATGAACATCTAAATTCATTAATAGATGATGCAATTAGTTTTGGCTTAACAGTTTATTGGTTTAAATATGACAATTCTCATGTTATTCCTAAAACAATAAAAAACAACGTTATTGTAATAGAACAGGAAGATAATGAAAACAAAAAAAACCCTACATTAACATGTAGTAGAATGGTAAGTGAATTATGGGAAAATCCATCGGAAGAATAG